ATCAAAAGGGTCATCTGTTGCAGTCGACGGAAGGCTCGATGTCAGTAATTGGGAAGATAAAAACGGTAATAAAAGAAATAAGATTTTCTGCACGGCAGATAGTGTTCATTTTTTAAAAAGTAAAAACACAGAGGCCGACCAAAATCCAAGCCCAATGCGAGAAGAAATCGAGGAAGACCCAGACGAGGTGCCATTTTAATGAAAGAATTAATAATTAAATGCCCTATTAATCACCTTTCGTTTGGCAACATATCATACAACCTACTAAAAGCAGTATATAAAAAAAATATCAATGCATACATTTTTCCCGTAGGCAATAAAGTAGACCTGGGGGTTTTTGATAAAACTGATCAAGGGTTCTCTGAGTGGTTGCAAAACTCAATAAGCAATAGATACAGCAAGCTTAATAGAGATGTCCCTTTCTTAAACATATGGCATATTTCAGGCGCAGAGGAAAGAATTTCAGATAATTGTGTTTTATATACATTTCACGAAACCAGTCATTCAACAGAGGCAGAGGAGAATATCTGTAAACTTTATAATAAAGTTATATTCAGTAGTAGCTATTCATTTAATATATTCAATAATACTAATAACAATTACTCCTTCTCAAATCCTGGATTCGATCAAGATTTCTATATAAATAACAATTATAAACTTGAAAATAAAATACATTTCGGGTTAATGGGAAAGTGGGAAAAACGAAAAAACACCGCACAAATCATTAAAACATGGATAAAACTTTTTGGAAACAATCATAACTATCAACTTTCCTGTTGCGTAGGTAATGATTTTTTATCAAAAGAAACTATAGATCATCTAAAGCATTCTGTGCTAGAGGGTAGAAGCATCACAAATATAAATTTCCTTGATTTTATTCCAAAAAATTCGCAGGTCAATACATACTTAAATTCAATAGATATTGATCTAGGAGGTATGAGCGGGGCAGAAGGCTGGAACCTTCCATCCTTTAATGCAACGTGTTTAGGTAAGTGGAGCATCGTACTGAATGCTACAGCGCATAAAGACTGGGCAAATGAAAGTAATTCAATCTTAGTACAACCAACTGGAGAAGAACCTATAAAGGACGGAATCTTTTTTAAGAAAGGCGCTGATTTTAATCAAGGGAATAAAGCTTCATTTAAACAAAGTGACCTTGAGGAGGCTATGCTAAAAGCAGTAAATAAAATAGAAAATAATACAATAAATACAGAGGGAATAGAATTATCTAAAAAATTCACATACGAAAAAACTGCGAATAATATATTAAAATATTTTGATTTATAATTTCTTTTTATATATTATAAGTATATGCCAATTTATTTATTCCAGCATCCAGAATCAGGTGAGCAAGTTGAAGTTCTCCTGGGCATGAATGATGATAAGTTCTATATAGATGAACACGGGACAGAATGGCAAAGGGTATTTCTTGCGCCAAATGCAACTATTGACGGAGAACTTGACCCTTTTTCATCCAGAGGCTTCGTAGATAAAACAAATTCCAAGGGTTCAATGGGAGACTTAATGGAGAGATCTAAGGAGATGAGCGAAAAAAGAAAGAATAAACTAGGTTACGATCCCGTACAGAAGAAATATTTTCAAGAATATTCTAAAAAAAGAAGAGGAATCAAGCATACACTTGATAGATAAATAATTTCTCTCAATTCCTGGTGTAATAGTATATATGCCGGACTATCAAAAGAACCCTTTATTCACCTCTGAGATTAATAAAATCCAGAGTCATGAGCCAAATATATCATTTGGTTATTCCTGGGATGGCATTTCAGGAAAATGGGTACCAACACCCAAAGATATCAATGTAGTTGCAACTGTTGACATGACCTCTACGGATGCTATATTAGAGGGAATATCTGGTGAGCTTTCAAATATACACGTAGATGTCGCTCTAGATAGCGATACTCGTGCACATGAATTACTGGAATCTATATCTGGATCTCTTACTGGTGTAGCAGAAGTAGGAGATACAGCTACTCATGAATTATTATCAGGTATCTCTGGACAATTATCAGGAATACATGTAGATGTCGAAATTGACAAAGATGAAAGAACACATGAACTTTTAGAGTCAATATCAGGGTTCTTGGGTGGAGTTGGAGAGGTTAATGATAAAACTAGTCACGAACTATTAGAATCTATATCTGGATATCTCGGGGGAGTAGGTAAAGTTAATGACCAAATTAGTCATAGCTTACTCAGTGGAATATCAGGTCAACTTAACGACATTCACGTTGATGTTGAAATTGATAGTGATACGAGATCTCATGAATTACTTGAATCTATATCTGGATTTCTAGGTGCCGCAGGTAAGGTTGACGACGAAACAACGCATCATTTACTAGAAGGGATATCCGGTCAACTTGACAGCATTCACGTTGACGTTGAAATTGATAGTGACACTAGGTCTCATGAATTACTCGAATCGATATCAGGATTCTTAGGTGAAGTAGGGAAAGTTGATGATGAAACAACACATGAATTACTAGAAAAGATATCTCAAGACTTGCAAGAAATACATGTGGACGTAGCGATTGATAGCGATACTAGATCGCATGAGCTACTGGAGTCAATATCTGGCTACGCTAAAGCTTTTGATAAAATAGATGATGGCACCACACATGAAATATTATCTGGCATCAGGGGTGATTTACAAAATACTGAAGCAGGTTATATAAATATCCTAGAAGAAATTTCCTCTAAGCTAGATTCTGTAGAACAAGCGGCACTACAAGATCATGATATAAAAACACATAACCTCATAGAAGCTTTTTCAGAACAAAACACACAAGACTTACAAGTTATAAATGAAAGCCTGCAGAATGTCACTGTAGATATTCGAGGAAACGACCTCTCTGATAGCAAAACGCACGAATTATTATCTGGAATATCTGGGCATAGCGATTGTCACTACAAACAAAATCATAGAATGCTTGGGGCAATTAAAGATAATGCTGAAAATTTAAGCTTATCCGTAGAAGAGCTCAAGAAAGATTTTAGAGAAACAACCTACCATAAAAAAGTTTACGAAAAACACGTACTAATGCCAGAAGAATCTCCAGAGCCGTCACAAACCGAACCTCTTTCTTTTGAGGAGAAAATATTTAAACTAAGAAAAGATAGGCAGAATAATGAGTTTTTATTTATGAAAGAATCCTATGATGGAGTGCAACTAGAAAGAATAGAAGACATGGAAGAGTCTATGGCTTTTGCTATATACGGAGAAAAATATATCGGAGACGATTCTGATTGGCACAGCTTTTTTCCATTAGCAAAACGAATGGGTAATAGCGATAGGGTTAATTTATTTAATAATGACATATACCCCCTAGAAATAAAATTTCAAGGGGGAGATCCTACCTGGATTGATCCTGGTTACAAAGTAGAAATGTCTAAAGAAGAAGCGTCTCAGCTATTTATAAGGAACCAGTTTGCCATATCAAAATTTGAAATAGAATACTCCCTACAAAGACTTTATACCCCAGAAGAAGAATTTACAAGAAATGACGAACATCCTTATACTGCAGGCCATCAATCTTACGGTAGAATTGGATTAACTTCTGTAGCAATCAGCGAAAGCTTCCTATATGTAAAATACTTAAATAAATGGAAGCGTGTCGCTATAGCCAGCTGGGAAGATATAGACGTAAGAACACAGCATGCCTTCCCAATATCTTATTTTAATGCATACTCTACAGAAAACTATTTATACCTAGATGCAAACGATGGAGAAAGAAGAGTATTAATCGCAGACTGGGAAATTACAGATAAAATACCATTAGATAGTCATAATAAAATATGGGCGGACAGTAATTATATATATGCCAAACTCCCAAGTAGGCTAGATTCATTATGTGACGACAGATTAGGCCACTCATCCTGGAAAAGATACCCACTAACAATTTACAATAAGTCATGAAAATAAGCAAGTTTAAAGAAATAAGTAACTATAAAGAAGTTAAAGATAAAAATGATGTCAAGAACTTATTAACTAATATTCAGGATTCCAATGAAAATATATCAATAAATACTGAAGGCTTGCAGGAAATAAAAACATCAATCGAAAACCTGCCAACTAGAACTGACAAAACAACCATATTTAACCAAAAAGTTGAAGAGGATTTAATCATCATGGAAACTCCAGATGATCTATTCTCAATACCCCAAGAATGCAAAGACTTCTTTAATGAAACTACGCAGCTGCCAGAAATCAGCCAGTTCTTCATACTTTCTGAGGAGGCAAAGGATGATAGGTGCGTTAAAAGAAAATACAACTTTGACCTAGAGCAACCTCTGGGAATTCGACAAGATACCTATATGGGCGATCCAGATGGGTTTGTTAAAATTTCAGGCGATGTACAAAATCAATTTACAGATATAACAATAGTAAATGATACATACTATAAAGTAAAACTAAGAATAGATGACGACCAGTCTGAGATCTCAGTAGAAGACGGTTTTAGTTTAACCCTCAATGATATAGAAAAAGAAAATGAAATTTTATTTAAAAGAGATCACACGATATCAGGATATACATTAAATTATGTTGTTGAAGGTAAACTAAATAAATGAAAATACGTAGGCATAAAAACTTAATCCGCGAGATTGCTCCTGGTGAGATAGTCATTGGAAATAATCCCTTTGCGCCTACATTAAAACTTGACGAACTAACAAGAAAAGCTGAATTAGACAATAATACTGTTTTAGTCGAACCAGATTTATTACATATATCTGGTAAAAGTATAAATTATGAAACCCTAAGCATAATATCAGGATCCTTCGAAAATAGACCTCAAGCAGAAAACAGAGACATACTACTAGAAGGAGATCTAGATCCAGACTTGAATGAATTAAGAAGCGAGGATATATCAATTAGAAGCGATTTACAAAATGCTAGTGGCATATTAAATGATCAAATAATTAATGAATCCCAAACTAGGCAACTAGAAGACCATAACTTAAGCTCTTCAATCCTTCTTTCAAGCGGAATCCTCGATCAAGAGATATCTGAACTTGAAACAGATCTCATTACGGCAAGCGGAATCCTCAATCAAGAGATGTCTAACATTGAAACAGATCTCATTACGGCAAGCGGAATCCTCAATCAAGAGATATCTGACCTTGAGGCAGATCTCATTACGGCAAGCGGAATCCTCAATCAAGAGATATCTGACCTTGAGGCAGAAAGCCAAGAATTAAATACAAAAATCAATCAAGCTAGCGGCGATTTAGCAACGCAAATAGAAAATATTGAATTAGAGGGTGGCGCAGTAACTTATCAGCAAGCTAGTGATTTAGCTAAAAAATGGGCAATAATTCTAGGTTAATCAAGAGGCCACTTCAGGCTCCTCGTCAGAATAAGGACTTAACGTTAAGTTTAGATTAGCAGCGGTACCTTCCGGCATAGATGATCCATGCCCCCATTCTTGGCCCTCCACCCCAGTTGCTATATCACTATTTAACATATAGTAAGTTTTGCCATTCAAATCATGGGTATGATAATCGCTAATACCTTCAGTTGATAAATAAAGCGGCCAATAATAACCAACCCCAGCAACATATGTGTAGAGCGAATCATTAGTTGAAAGATTCGGGTCGAGTGGTAATTCATCTGAATTGTCTCCAACTCCATCACCATCACTATCAACTGTTTCAGATGAGTCGTTCGGCAATGCGTCAGCATTGTCGCCAGTGCCATCTCCATCGGCATCAGCTGTTTCGGCTGGGTCATCTGGGAATTCATCCGCATTATCACCTACCCCATCTCCATCTGAATCTACAGTTTCAGTAGCATCATTAGGAAACGCATCCTTATGATCCCAAACTGTGTCGCCATCAGTGTCAACTGGCTCTCTAATTAAATCAAAATTTAACCTTAGTGGTGTTTCGTTTAATTTTGCAGCATCAAAACCCTCATTAATATGCAAAACTCCTCGTTGTGCATGAGAAAATGTTTGAAAATTCAATACATCAGATTTAAGCTCAAAATCATTAGCCAATATAGGGTCGTAAATTTTAAACTGTAAAGATGAGCTAGTTATCGTATCAGACTTGTGACCCGCAACATGGAAATTCACAGAATCAATTTTACTAAAAATCTTTTGATCTAGATTAGATATAGCTATGTTATCATATTCTAATGGATCAATATCCATACTCAAACTAGCAAATTCAGACTCCGCAGTTACTTCTTGATTAGGTTGAAATGTATTATTAAAATTTGATTGATCATAACCTTCCCTCAATCTTTCATAGTGTCCATGCCAAGTCGAAACAAGGCGATCTGGCGACCAACTTGGAAAATGACTAGGATCATCAACCAGTTCTATATAAGTATTTTCAGGGTAATTATTAACTAGGTCAGCCACTTGTTGTTGAGTTATCGTATTAAGCGCGGCTTTAAACTGAAAGTCAAAGTAATGATTCCTACCGCTAAATGACTGAACCATTCTTAAATCTGCTCCATCATCATGATTATAACCGTAGGACAACCTAACATTATAATTATTAGGGATGGCTCCAGGAGTCTTAGCTCTATATAGCCACCAAGTGCTCCATTGATCGTATGCGTAAGTTTCAGGAAAACTTGGTATTTGAAAATTAGTGTTCGAATTTAATTTTAAATTTGGATTCAATGGAATAGCCAAAATCGGGCGGGGCAGAGAATTATCAACGCCCCCGCTTCCATCATTCACAGCCCAGTTAGAACTTGTAATCTGGCTAGCGTTGTGAGTTGAAGAAGGAAAGCAATACAAGTTACTCAAACTAGAAAAACTTTTATTAAAATCATAATTAATAACTGCACCAGAATATTGAAATTTTATACTACAATTATCATCTATACCGACTGAGCAATTCCTTGTTTCAACAGTAGATTGAATTCTATTAAAAGGTTCCTCTACTAATAATGTTTTATTTTCATGATCCTTCAACCTTAGGGTATTATGCAATCTATTAATAGACAATGCGTAACTTTTCCCATCTATATCAAATCTACAAACTTCTGACTCATTTCGGTTCGCGTGGGAACTATAATAAAATGTTATCCACCAATTACAAAAAAAACCAGACTGAAATTCATCTAGATTTATTCCATACAAAACAGGGGTAGAACTATTTGCCCCAACAGGCATGGAAGCATAAGATTTTAGATTATTGCCATTATACAGATCATTGTCATGCAGTATGTCCCTAGAATAAACAGGCGAGCCATATTGATAAGAACTAGCATTTTGCACTCCGAAATTAACACCATTCGACATTTCAGTTTCCCAGTTGGGATTTTCGTCCTTCCAGATTAAATCATCATCAATAGGCCAGACTCTCTTCATGCTTCCATTTATTATATTATTCGTGACTTCTTTAAAATGCTCCTCAGACAGAATGCTTGTGCTAGACCCAGCTTTAGGCCAGATAGCTTTAATATGAAAACCTGTTCTAAGCTTCCTTGCCATAATTAGGTATACCTCAAGTTAATTGTAGCTAATTCAGCAGTTAAATCCGAAAGTCCTAAATCAAGACTTGTTGACGCAGAAACGTAATAGTCTGACGTTAAACTTAAATAATGATCAGTAGAAACTAGAGTGTTAGTGTTAGATTCTTTCAGCTCTGTTGTAAGTACTTGATCGACTGTGGATGCTCGCGTATCTGACAATATGCAGAATAAATCAGTAACCTTAGGTTCAATCATCCCGTGCCCTTCGTCTGGTAGAAAATCTTCAGCTTTTATAGAAAATTTTAAGTTTCCAGATTTATTTAACTCTAAGAAAGTTGCAGATTGACCATCTGTCAAGACTCCGACTTCATCAAGAGGGTTTTCTCCAGAATTAAAATTATTTACCACTCCAGATGATTCTGCAGGGGCATATTGCATTATTTTTTCCGCCGCATAACACCTGACCTCCCCGGGCATTCCATTGTCTTCCAAGCCGGTTCCATCATTAATTGCAACATCATCCATTGAATCACCCCTAGAGGTTCCCAGTACATTCATTGTTTCCCACATATCAAATGATCCATCGGTCACCCAAGATAAATTTTTAAGATCGTAAGATACGCTCTTACCGTTAACCTCCCCAGTAATAATACCCGCATTATCTAGCGACATTTTAACATTAATAAATTGGCTATAAGGAATTGTCAATAATTCACTTTCTGCCAAAATTGATCCATTGGAGTAAATATATAATCTCTTATTAGCGTACTCACTTTGTGATACATATTCTGCTGCATCAGGTGCGATGTATACATGAACATGATTATCTGCAGTATTAGCAGTAGCAGACGCATCAACTCCATTAAATGCAGAAAACAGTACTGCGCCTCCATAGGATGATCCATCCGATCTTGTATGCATGGGTGTCATATTCTGCCAATAATTTAAAAAGATGCCCTCATTAATATTATCAAGCTTTAAAGCTAATGATCCGTATTGACCGTTATACATATAAGATATCCCACCTTTTCCGTCAGGCCCTATTGTCCTGGCGCTAGTGGAAGAGGTTATACCAAAGCTCGATGTTGTGCTATACCTATAAGGCTTACTTAGCCAGTTAAGTTCAGAAACTTTGTTTCGATGAGTTATATTGTCACTACTAGGATTATATCTTAAATAGTTAAAATGATTATTTCCATCGCAGCTACAAAACTTCCCGTCTATCGCAGCATACGGAGGGATAAACTCAAAGCCTAATCTAATTTTTTTTGCCATAGAATTATATACACTATTTAATTAGGTTTCCTCCAAAATAATAGCTGCACTTAAACTCGATATACTAGTTTTGCCTGAAACTATATCACCCAATTCCTCTGCAACTAGAGCGGAGTCTAGCCTTGGAAGTGTCATTTTTTGAGGCAACGAACCTTCTGCCTCAATAATAATTGACGCACTTTTAGATGTTATGTACAAAGTATTATCAACCGTTTCTAGAATTAATTCGGGACTAATAAAATCAAAAGACATAAACTTTTCAGGTAGAGCTAATATTAACTCTGGAGATAAAACATCAAACTCCACAGGAGACCACTGCAAAGCGGGGTCTTCAGGGTAGTCATCTCGATTATCCCCAACTCCATCTGAGTCGGCATCTTTATTTTCATAAGGGTCTTCGGGGAATTCATCAGAGTTATCACCCACCCCATCACTATCAGTATCACTAATTTCTGTCGGATCGTCGGGGAAAGCGTCAAAAATATCTGGGTATCTATCTCCATCAGAATCTACAGGAACAGTGTCAGAATAGTAGTCTTGTATTAAATCTGAAGGCAAGTCAGGCATTTTTATTGAAGCGACTCCGTAATCCTCGCCCTCTATTCCGGTAGATAAAATATTATCAGGTATGTAATAAGTTCTTCCTTTTAAATCGTAAGCAGTGCTTTCGCCTATGCCTTGTTCAGAAAGATAAACTGGCCAGTAGAATCCTTGGCCTTCAACATAAGTATACATTGGATCGTTTGCGGATAGGTTAGGATTATCAGGGAATTCATCAGAATTATCCCCTACACCATCATTATCACTATCAGCAAATTCACTAGGATCGTTAGGGAATGGGTCAAACACATCAGGATAACCATCTCCATCCGAGTCAACAGGCAGGTCATCTGAATAGTAATCGACAGTTAAGTTCAAAGAATCAGAAGGATACTTAAGAGTGGCAATTCCATAATCCTCTCCCAAATCTCCGGAGGATACGACATCATTCGGCATATAGTAGGTCCTACTGTTCAAGACGTACGGGGTGCTTTCACCAATATCCTGGTCAGAAAGATAAACTGGCCAGTAGAATCCTTGACCTTCAACATAAGTATAAAGAGGGTCATTGGTGGATAAATTAGGATTATCAGGAAAATCGTCTGAGTTATCACCAACTCCATCTCCATCACGATCGGAGCTTTCGCTTGGATCTTCAGGAAAAGCGTCAGAATTATCCCCGACACCATCTTGATCGGTATCTATTGCTTCTGTCGCATCATCTGGAAACGCGTCTACATTTTCTCCATATTGATCCCCGTCTGTGTCAGCCCAATTTATATCCAATGAAGATATATCATTCTCTCCGTTAACCTTAACTTTATCAATTGTTATTACAGACCCGCTACTTGTGCTATATGTTCCAGCCAAGATATTCCTAACAGAACCACCGTCATTAGCATAATAGGTATCGTCAATATAATAACTAGAAGCAGTTTTATCCTCACTCCAGTTGCCGTCGTGAGAGAATGTAATTTCCCCAACGCTAGAATTAACTCTTATTTCAGAAATATGCGGCTCTCCAGATATGCTAGTAGATTGAAGCTTAACAGAAGGATCTAAATTTATTTTAGATAAGACATTCTTCTTTCTGATTACGGCGCCCTCCGAATGAGTATTAATAAGCGGCGCAGTCAATATTAACGAGCCAAACCCGGCGACAACCCCTTCTTCCTCAAACGGAGACCCTTCATCTATTATAACTTCATCTCCTATCTCAAAATCTCCTTCATTATCAACGATCAATCGATTATTGCCATCATTAGCGTCAACCACGAGTCTTGTCATGTTATCAAAAGTTGAAACAAGAGTAAACGGGGTATCTACATCAAATTCATTTGGCACGCCGTCGCCATCAATATCTGTGTCTGAATTGTCACCTACCCCATCGCCATCAGTATCTACAGATTCTAGAGGATTCAAAGGAAACGCGTCAGTATTATCCCCGATGCCGTCTCTATCACTATCCGTTGTTTCGGTTGGGTCCAACGGAAACGCATCTTGACTATCAGTTACTCCATCACCATCAGTATCAGGGTCAATGTAACTCTTAGCAAATATGTGAACCTTAAACCCTTCTTCCCTTATTTCATCACTAAGGTAAAAATCAAATTCATCCTTTTTAATATTCGCAACACCTGTTACATAAAAATTAAAATCAACCCCAACCGGGGATTCTAATTGAACAAAAACTGAGACCAAGTCTCCTGCTAATGTTTTACCATAAGAAATTGTAGAAGAGGTGAAGCCTATTGGCAATCGATAAGTTGTAATTGCCTCTGAGGCAGAAGCCTCTTGCGCGACAAAAGTATCCCTAACAGGCTTCCAATATAACTGCTGAGACTGGTCAAAATCAGAAATAAAAAATTGACCACTTTCATCAGATGCTACGGCCCCCTCAAAGGGAGGGGTTTGCTGTTGGAGAAACGCTTTGTCTACTTTTTGCAGCTTTAATGGCATTGCTGCCAATATATTACCTAATTGGGCTTGTACATTTTGTAAGCTCATATTACTTAGGTTCCTCCACTGTAATAAAAACGTCTTTAACGTTTCCTGCGTTTGTTATGACTTGATTATCAATGACAATTTTATTACCATCGACTATTCCAAATGCGGACTCTAAATTACTAACCCCATCTTGCTTTGCCCCGGTAATAGTCGAGTCATAATCTACTGAAAAAGAATTACCTCCATCAGGCTGAACAGAAACAATTAATTTATTCACATCATAAATTTCAACACCTAAATCTACAGGCTCGTAAGCTGTAGCTAAGGCAGTCACGGTCCTTTGATTAAAACCTCTTACCGTAGCAATATCTGAACCTGGGAAAGTATCCCCAATAATCTTAGTTCCTGTAAAATTAATCGTAAAAGGCCCTCTAGGGGTAGAATCATCTACGGATATTTGCATAGAATAATTTTTATTACCATTTCTGGTTAAATTTGAAACAGATATACTCGCGTCAGAAACAGAATCAACAATCAAATCTGAAATTTCTTCCCCTATACTTATGCTTATATTATTTAGAACCGCTCCAGAATTAGAAGAGCTAAAAGTATTTGGAGAAAAACTTAAAGAGGGAATTGTACTGAACGATTGTACCTGAACCGAAGAGCTTGAGAAGCTAGAGGTCCGCCCGTTAGAAGCCTTCCATAGCGTCACAGACATGGAGCCGCTAGTTCTATTTGTCGCATTTTCGGCTGAAACCAAAAACGGTTCTTGCGTTAAATCTGAAGCAGGTCTTTCATTGGGGGGTGTCGAGTTGCTATCGGCGGGTGTAGAAATAAACTTCAATATAGAACTTTTAGAAAAACTGTAATAATCAAAATTACTCGCTGACACATTAAAATTCACTCTATCAGTTGTATTATTAATTATACCTGTAGTATTTGGAACCTGAACAGTATTGACATGGGTTGAAATTTGATATGAAAGTAAATTATGTCCATTTGAAATGCCAGATCCTGCACTTCCATTATAATAATGTGTTCTGCCCGCAGATGCATCAGCAATTGACCCATTAACCCAATTCTCAAACCAACTAACTTGAGGGTTAGATGAAGAAATTTTTATAGAAAGGGTTTTACCATCACCGCTTAAAGAAAATTGATTAGAAGGCTGGCTAAAACTAATATTTGCAGATGTTACGCCTAAATAAACACCCGTTAAGTTAACATAAACATATCGACTCGGCCACCGTCCGTGCCCAGTACCTATTCTAACCTGCACACTACTTACGACAGTAGTTGGAGCTATAGATGAAGATATACTACCAGACGGAGATTGATTATTAGTGGTAATCGTATTAGAAGAAGTCAATGTTGTAGATTGGTTGCCAACTAAATCCCAGGTTTTTGCTGTAAATGTTTTATCAGAAGGAGAATTTCCTGCTCCAGATATATTTACATTAGCTTCGACAGTAAAAGTGCCATCGCCATTATCATTAAAACCACTATAAATATATTTTGATGATATTGCTGATCCAGCCAATAAAATCCTATTAGACTGCTTTCTGACGGTCACCCTAACTCTCGCAGTGTCTCCATTTTTTGCTTCCGTCTGTTGAGATGATACGTTACCAGCTGTCGCAGAATTAAAAGATGAAGTTCCATAAAAACTTGAAGAGCCTTGTAAATTAATGAACTCTGCACTAAGAACTTCTGGAGGGGTGTCTCTTTCTATAGAGATAAATGTTGTACGCGAGCCATTTTTAAATATGTATGTATTAGGAACGGAGGAATCAACCCTTACAGATGTATTAAAAGAATAACCATTATAGTGGGTAGAAAGACTGCTATCTGGTATTTCTACTGCATTATCGGGGTCGCCGCTCACATAGTAAGAAATCTTTGGCTTGTAAGTTTGAGCGTCTCCCCTCTCTACCATTAAGTTAACATCTACTAAATCGCTTGCTGTTCTAATTTTTCTTATTATCGCTCCCCCATAATCAGATTCTAATATTTCCTGAACTCCGCCAACCGCGCTAGTGCTAGTCACAAAAACTGGTCCGGTATCCAAACCTCCAGATGATTCACCTCCTGTACTAGAACTATCCGCGCTTATTTGCCCAACGACAATTTCATCAAAATAACCCGTTTGACCAACGAAAACAGAAGAGCCTATCTGAGAATTAGCTCCGCCAATAGTTGTCTCGCCGACAACTAGTTCATCAAAAAACCCGGTCTCGCCCCTGAAAACATAACCACTAATATCCCCAGATTCAGAAGTAAAATCTACAATTTGGGACACTCGCATGTTACCAGAAATTTCTAAATCCCCACGAATCGTTACGTCATTAATAAAATCTTTATGACCAAAGACCTCTTCGTCTCCACTCAACCTCATGTATAGGCCAGAAATTGCTTCTTCTTTTGGTATGAATCCTGCCATCAGATATCTGTATAAGTTACGGTAACAGTCACTCTGCCACCTACTTGGGCCTCAACCCATAAAGAATCTCCGGCCTCAAAAATCAACTTCTCTTCTAAAGAAAAAGTTTGCACGGGCGGAATATATAACTTCGCTATAACCTTATTAGAAGCAGAAGGAGCTTCTCCGTTTTTAACCACATAAACATCAACTACGTCTGCGTTCTTAGTGTCAGCATTGCACAAAAATATGGCTAGATTTGCAATCTTTTGCTGGCCAGTATTCAATACTTCAGTTAAGCCATTAATAGTAGTTTTATTTTCAATCATTCTCCTGCCTCCGCTCACTATGATAATAAAGTGCCGCAGGATATAGTGGCATTTCTTTACTCTGGCTAATATCTAAAATGCTTTCAATGCAATTTAAATTAGATATTTTATTATTATCATCTATGCAAGCCTCGGCTAAAGATTCCCACGATTCTGATTCAGCGGAACAAATAATAGACTCACATAAATCTTCTGCAGCTTTATTCTGAGACTTGTTTAATTTCTTTTTATATTTAGAACTCAAGCCTTTCTTAATAAACTCGCTTAAACTTTCAGCTTTATATATAATCTGCTGAATATCTTCTTTTGAAATTTTATCACCTGAACTCTGCTGGGGAATACCCTTGGTTCCTGTAGGCCTGCCGGTCTCTCCCCCGCCTCCGCTAGGAGCAGGAGTTTCCTCAGATCCAGCGGGCGCAATCATGGGAACTCCGCCAACCAAAGGGTTATAAAGACCTTCTTCTCTTTCTTTAGAATAATTCTCTTGAGCACCCTTTAGGTCTAAAGTCTGAGGGTATATTCCAGTTTTAATAGCATCAATTCCCTGCTCTGGAGTCAGGACTCCTAACTCTAGCAACCTAGTCACTACTCTCTGAAACTGAACTTCATCCTTGATGTCGATTTCCTCAAACTTAGCCCTAGGATAATCTCTTAACCCTAGATTTTGACAAACCAATTTAATTTGAGGTTGAAGAAAATCATTCAAAAAAGCATTCCGCGCCTCTTTTAATCTTTCTAAAAATATTTCAGCCTTAACCTGGGTATTACTATAACGCTCGTCGCCAACGATAATATTTTGAAGGCCTTCTTTAATATCTTGATTAACAATTTGGTATTTATCGGGACCGACAACCTTTCTTAGGTCGGGTATGACAAAATCAGCTTTAGTGGTATAGTCGCTAACTAAAACCCTACCAACACTTTCATTCATAAAGAGAGACTGCATGGCCTCTAAATTCTTAGGATTAATCCCACCCTTATCAGGCTCGGCGCCCATAGTTATTAAAAGTATTACATTTTCTATTGTCCTGCAAATAGCTTGATCAATTTTTTTAAGCTCTATCTTATAGTTTATATCATCTAAAACAGGGTAACCAAACGGCACAGCGAATGGTTCATAGTCTTGTTTTTTATAAAAAGAATATATCAACCTCTTAGGGTCCAAAGGTATTTCAACCCCATCTCTAGTGAACGAGCCAGACTTAATCTTGTTTCTTAATTCTGAGTCCAAGCTTTTAAAAACTTGCTCGTCATACTCTGTTTTAGGGTCAGCCAAGCGCTCGAGATCATATTCGGATAAAACCTTAAAATAAGCCCCATCAGAAAATGAAGTTGATCTTTTAGCTGTAATATCATAAGGGTTTAAAAATATATATTTTAAAGGTATCATTCCGGGCCTAATAGAAGACCCATAGATTTTAGAAATTTTATTAAAATCTTCCTGAGAAAACCTTCCATCAACTCTATACATAAAAATATTTCCAGAGCGATAATACTCCCTGAAATATTGATCTCTCACCTTCCATAAAGATATCTTATCGAACCATTTAAGGCAAAAATCTCTGCCTTTCTGATTTCCGCCTTCGAGAATTATATCTGAATTAGCAAACTCAGACATTACATCTACAGCATTCCTAAATATAGATATATTAGCATAGGCCTTCTGGCATAACTCAACTGCTTGTCTAATATTTATACCAGTAGAGCTAGAATCATAAGGCAAAAGCCCAGCTTCTATATTTGAAAACTGGCTTTTCTTGCTAGAGTTATGAATCTTATTCTTTCTTCTTGCTCCATCAATTGCATCAGACTCTGCTCTAGATCTGCTTGCAAGAGATTCTATAGCAAAAGAATGAGTGCCCTGTGTATAATAATTCTCACCAGCAAATATTGGAGGAATAGATTGTTCTTGGGGTTTTTCAATATTACCTTGAGATGATTTGTCAAACTTTTTCCAATAGTCAGACTTTTTATTATACTTTCTTTTCTTCACGGATTACTTTACACATATAATATTGAAAAGTGCAAGTAAAGTCTAAAGTTAACTTTTAACATTTATTTTTTTTATTTAAATCTAGTTTAGATGCGGATGGTGTAAATATTTTTAATGAAAATAGGTATTACTTCAAAATTCTCTTGCAGCTTCTTTTCCAATGGATTAAATCAAAACCTTGTGCTACTATATGAATGCTTAGAAAGCGTTGGATTTGAAGTTTACTTCCTTGACTTTACAAACAAAGTTAAGGGTGAAGAATTTAATAATCACTTCTTCATAAATGGTAAAAATATAATAAATTGGTGGGACTTCAATGACTCAAGTTTAAAATTTGATATTTTACTTTGCCCAGGAGTTGCGTGCAATGATGATATACGAAACTCAATAAAACAAAAAAATAAAAAATGCAAAATTATATCAATAAAATATGGAAACAATTTATTTACAGATTCACACAAATTATCGCTATCAAACATACCTAGTTATTATTCAATTAATATGAACAGGCAACATGACCATGTGTTGTATTCTCCTCATTATAAGTTTTCAAAGCAATATTTAGAATTTACTGAAAAATGTAGCAGCTCAGAGATTCCATATATTTGGGATCCAAAATTTATTAACCACGAATCCGAAAGCTTATCAATCGATCCTACTTTTAAGCCTAATGCAAAACCTAACATTGCGGTGATGGAGCCAAACTTAAACTTCTCAAAGACAACAACTATACCATTCCTTGCCTTAATAAATTTAATAGAACAAGGCAACGCAGACAAATTTAATGAAGCTTATATTTTTAACAACAATAATAATCTAGATTTCTCGGAGCTATCAGACTATTTATATAAAGATACAATATTAAAAGAACATAGGAATCGAATCTTTTTTGACCCCAGGCAAAAAACCCCTTCAATCTTAAATAGAGACAACCCAATAATATTATCACATCAATTTTATAATGAACTTAATTATCTTTATCTAGAAGCTATATATTACAACTTCCCATTAATACATAACAGTGAACCATTCAAAGATTACGGTTACTACTACGAAGCTTTTAATATTTTTGACGCAACCAACATGATATTGAAATGCATCAAAGATCAAGACCACTGGCCAGAAACAACTCCAGACAAAGGACTCGAGATAATCCATACGTATAGTATAGAAAATAATAAACATAAAATTAAAAATTTAATTGTTTCAATCATCAATGATTAACATAGGTATAACATCTCAGCTCTCAAAATCTATATGGTCTGGCAGCTTAAAGCAGTCGGCGATAAATTTATATGAATGCCTAAGTGCCTGCGGGTTTAACCCATTCTACCTATCAAATAATTCTCAAATTAGCGACTTTAATAAAAATCATAAAGCTTATAATATAAACCAAATCCTTTTTGATAAATTCCCAGATTTACATGTATTAATAATGCACGGCTTCTCAATAAATGATAAAGAATTAACTGAAATTAAAAAAAGGCATAAAAAATGTAAAATAATATTATATTATAATAATAATAGAATTGATATTGACCAACAAAATCTACTTTCAGGAAAAAGCTTTCAACCTAGAATTGATAATTTAGACGAAGTATGGATCTATGGTCATCACACTGAATCAGCACAGTACGTAAAGGCTTACCACGCCACGGACGCAACCGTAAAAAACGTTCCATTCCTTTGGTCTCCTTACTATATTAATCTAGCAAAGAAAAAAAGAGATATAGAATTCAATCCCGACAAACCCGTGCAAATATTAGTCATGGAACCTAATGAAAATTCTTCAAAGACCTGCCTTTTACCCTTATTGATATGCGAAAACTTTAATAGAAGTTTTGGCAAATTTTGTGCCAGCTTTAGTTTCTTTAATACAGATAAGATTAAAGTCAATAAAGGAGCCAAACAATTAATCTCAAAATTTTCCTCTAGCCAGCAAAATAAAATCTTTTTAAATAAATCATGGAAATCTATAGACGCAATAGATAGATTAGGACAGTTTGTATTATCCCATAATTCTTCCGAAGAAATAAATTACCAATTCATGGAGTGTCTGCATCTCGGACTGCCCCTTATACATAACTCAAAAATAATTAAAGAGTACGGATATTATTATCCAGAAAACGATATATATACTGCTTCAAACCAAATTTTTAATGCCATACAAAACCACAAAGAAAATCTGCCATATTACAAAGCAGAAAATCAAAAATTAATTAATAGTTTATTACCTTCTACTGAGGGTAATATTAACTTTTTCAAAAAAAATATTTCCCATTTAATAAATTCATGAGTATATAGTTTCATGCCTAGAAGTACAAACTTCGAGGAGCTAGTACTAAATGGAACTTCGCTCAAAAAGAGCGCTTCAGATAAACTTGGAGTTAATTCCGTAGTACTTGCCGATTCAGACGATATAACCAGTGTTGATTTAAGAATCCAAACTCAGGAAGCTGGACGCTCTACTAATGTAGATAGTTTAGATACTAGGATTTCTCTTGAAGAAATCGGGGAAACTGAAAATGCTGGAAGCATTGATTCTAGAGTTGGAACTCAAGAAGCAGATCGTTCAATCAACGTAGATAGCTTAGACACTCGTGTAAGCATTGCAGAAACTACTCGCTCCGGTAATATATCCAGTATTGACTCAAGGGTCTCAACAGATGTCTCAGGTAACTCAGACGGAATTGAAAGTCTTGAAGTTGATATATCTATTGAAGAAAGCACAGAAACCGCAAAAGTTTCAAGTGTTGACTCAAGAGTCGCAGCCCAGGAAACTGAACGCTCTACTAACGTAGATAGCTTAGATACCAGGGTTTCTCTTGAAGAAAGCACAGAAACCGCAAAAGTTTCAAGTGTTGACTCAAGAGTCACAGCCCAGGAAACTGAACGCTCTACTAACGTAGATAGCTCAGATACCAGGGTTTCTCTTGAAGAAAGCACAGAAACCGCAAAAGTTTCAAGTGTTGACTCAAGAGTCGCAACCCAGGAAACTGAACGCTCTACTAACGTAGATAGCTTAGATACCAGGGTTTCTCTTGAAGAAAGCATAGAAACCGCAAACTTCGCCAGTATCGATTCCAGGATATCAACTGACGTATCAGGAAACTCAGACAAGATTGAGAGCCTTGATATAGAAATATCCGTAGAAGAAAGTACGGAAATTGCACAAGTTTCTAGCATTGAGACAAGAGCTTCTACTCAAGAATCTAAACAGTCAACAGAAGTTGACAGTATTGACTCTAGATTACAGCTAGAAGAAGCAACCACTACAATATCTTTAGATATACCCGTAAGCGGTAATGCCTCTCATCTTGATGTTAATTTCAGTAGCGCTGGATATAGCTCAAATGATACAATTATTGTATATGGAGCCTTAAGAGATGCAGCAGATAATGCAAACAACCCTATTATTATGCCACAGATTTCTGGAGCAAATAGCCATAATAGCGTTACATTTATTTTCTCGGATTCAATTCCAGAAAATCAAAACAGTATTATACATGATCAAAACAGTGATTATGTTATGGACTGTATATTCAAACAAGAAAACCAAAACTAATTTTGGTTAGAAAGTTAAAAGATGCCAAATAAAGTAGCATTAGAAACGCTCGCCTTAAACAATGTTGACATTGTTATCTCCACAGATAACAAACTTTTTGTCAACGACATAAGGCAAGCAGATAGCCTAAATATCGACAGCGTCGATACTCGCGTTTCTCTTGAAGAAAGCACTGAAGCCGCAAAGGTTTCCAGCATTGACTCAAGAGTTGCAGTAGAAGAAACTGCTCGTTCCGAAGACGTAGACAGCGTCGACACTCGCGTTTCTCTTGAAGAAAGCACTGAAGCCGCAAAGGTTACCAGTATTGACTCAAGAGTTACAACAGAAGAAACTGCTCGTTCCGAAGATATAGCGAGCCTCGACACAAGATTAGCAAGTGCTGGGTCTTCAGACTCAACAAGCATCGCTAGTCTTGACACTAGAGTCGGCGCAGAAGAAACTGCTCGTTCCGAAGACGTAGACAGCGTAGACACTCGCGTTTCTCTTGAAGAAAGCACTGAAGCCGCAAAGGTTTCCAGTATTGACTCAAGAGTTGCAGCAGAAGAAACTGCTCGTTCCGAAGACGTAGACAGCATCGACGCTCGCGTTTCTCTTGAAGAAAGCACCGAAGCCGCAAAGGTTTCCAGCATTGACTCAAGAGTTGCAGCAGAAGAAACTGCTCGTTCCGAAGACGTAGACAGCATCGACACTCGCGTTTCTCTTGAAGAAAGCACCGAAGCCGCAAAGGTTTCCAGCATTGACTCAAGAGTTACAACAGAAGAAACTGCTCGTTCTACTGACGTAGACAGTATCGACACAAGATTAGCAAGCGCTGGATCTTCGGATTCAACTAGCATTGCCAGCTTAGATACTCGATTCGGGATAGAAGAAACTGCTCGTTCCGAAGACGTAGACAGTATCGACACTCGCATTTCTCTTGAAGAAAGCACCGAGGCTAACAAAATTGCAAGTATAGATACCAGGCTTGGACTGGAAGAAAAAACGACCCAAGTCGCAACACTAGCGCTCACTTCTGGAGCGGAGTCTGTTGAAATTAATTTCAGCAGCGATCTCTCCATGGAAGGATTCACTTCAACCCCAGCGGTTGCAGCGATGATGAGAAATACGGACGCTAGCGCTTCAATTATCATACCTATGTTAGTTGGAACAGTATCAAGTACAGGATGTAAGTTTGTATTTTCTGATAACATTGTTGGAAATAATTACAAAATGGACATCATCGTCACAGACTGATATTTTAGCTTAGCTAAATTCTCTAAGGAGACTCTTCGGAGTCTCCTTTTTTGTGTGTAAAAATATACATGTTCAATATGTTTGAAAATTGGAAAAGAGATAATATTGATAAATATAATCACATGAATAAAAAAAATAACACAAAAAAAGAAATAGACCCAGAAAAGGCCAAAATAATAAGAAAGCTTAAGCATAAAACAAAATACCTGGATATAGAATATGAAGAAGTTCTAGATTTACTTAGCGAAGCCAAACTAAACTTCTTTAATACAATACGAGAATATTGCACAAAAAACCCTACGGCAGAAAACCCACTTCAACCAATAGAGCAAGAAAGAGAAAAAGGTGACAATAATAAAAATGTAGATTCTGAAGAGGTAAAGTCTATCTATAGGGAGATTGTTAAGGCAACGCACCCAGACAAAAACCCTGGGACAGAAGAAGAGGCTAAAGAAATATTTATTAATGCATCTCAAGCTAAAGAACAAAATAAAATTGAAGATCTCATAAACATATCCTTTGATTTAGATATTGATATATCTGACATAAGTATTGGCTTAATAGAAGAAATAGAAAATTCATTATTAGAAAAAGAGCTTGAAATACAAAAAATGAGAAAGGACACCGCAATTCAATGGTATAATTCTCCACAGGATATTAAGAATAAATTAATCGAACAAATATGTCCAACCCCAGATAAATAATAGTGATCTTTTTCTTGACTATTATCGTTATAAATGCTAGTATCATAAAAAATGAAAGATAAAACAGGAGAACTATTAACAAAGAATATCGCTGGAGTAAACAGGATATTACCCCACAAACACAAATATGCATGGGACCTCTTTATTAAGAGTTGCGCAAACAATTGGATGCCAACAGAGATTTCAATGCAGAACGACATAAAACAATGGAAGAATAATGAAATTACAGAAGATGAAAAACTACTTGTCAAACGCTGCCTTGGGTTTTTTGCTGGATCTGAGTCTTTGGTTGGTAATAATCTTTTGCTTAGCGCCTTTAGATTTATTACTGACGCTGAGTGCCGCCAGTACATCCTTCGTCAAGCGTTTGAAGAAAGCCTTCACAACTTAACGGTTGTTTATGTGTGCGACAGCTTAGACTTAGATATTGATGAAGTCTTTACTGCATATGAAACTATTCCAAGCATTAAAGCTAAAGACGATTTTCTAATGAGTATTACAAACGACATTAGCAGGCAAGACTTCGACCCGTACACAAAGGAAGGTAAGCAAGAAATATTAAGAAATTTCCTAACATATTGGATCGTTTGCGAAGGAACCTTTTTCTTCAGTGGTTTTGCTATGTTACTTGCTTTAGGAAGACAAAATAAATTACAAGGTATTTCTGATCAAATTAAGTATACTTTAAGAGACGAAAGTTCTCATATTGCATTCGGAACATATTTAATCAACACTTTAATCGAACAAAACCCATCGATTTGGACAAAATCAATACAAGAGGAATTTGTAGAACACATGAAGAAAGCAGTAGAGCTAGAAATAGCTTATGCTCATGATGTTCTTCCAACAGGTATTTTAGGTTTAAACGCCGAAATGTTTGTGGATTACATGTACTACATTGGAAATCGCAGGTTGCAAGGAATAGGTCTAGACTGGTACCAATTCCCTAGTGACACAAACCCCTTTCCATGGCTTAGTGAAGTTGTGGATGTGCAAGCCATGGGTAATTTCTTTGAGAGAAGAGTAAGAGAGTACCAACAAAGTGGGTCCTTAGAGGATGATTTCTGATATCATGTGTAAATTATTACATGAAACATTTTGGACAATATCCTCGATCCTGCATTTATATATGCAGGGGTTCGAATAAAAAGGGTTTTATTATAGATGAATATATAGAATCTGGTGGCCCTCTAGACGGGCAACATTTCATAGTGATTCAAGATAAAGACACTCATGAAGAGGTTCATGTTAAAAAAGAAGATGTTCTAGAAACCATTGATTAATGTGTAAATAACATCAATATGAGCGAAATAGATTACCCAAATAATAATAATCCATCTAACCTAAATAAACCAAATTATTCTAACCAAACAGTCCACGACCCCTCGAAGACTAAATCGGATAGAGGTTACTATGGAAATGATAACACCGAGCACTATTACTCGAATTGCAATAATGGCTTAGGCCAAAATAATAAGCAAGCGCACCCTAACGCTTTTCCAAACTCAAACAAGGAAGGTAAGTAATGTTTTTTTGTATACTGTATTTACTATCCGCGTTAAGTATATCTGCTGTTGCTGCATACTTTAGCGTCATAGGTTTAGCTACAATATTCCCAGGGTCAATTACCTCCGTAGTTATTATGGGTGGAGTTTTAGAAATTGGAAAAATTGTTACTGCAATATGGCTGCATAGAAATTGGAAAAGCTCTCCTTTTCTGGTAAAAACTTATTTAAGTTTTGCGACGCTTGTACTCATGGGTATTACAAGCATGGGTATCTTTGGGTTCCTATCAAGGGCTCATATAGAGCACGAAACAAACACTCAAAGAGCTGTTGCAATGTCAGAAACAATTGACAGTAAAATCCAGAGAGAGCAAGATTTTATCGAGAGGCAGAAGCAGCAAGTGGCAAACCTTGAAAACCGAAGTAGTAAAACAGCAGATACAGCAAGGCTAGACATTGATCAAGAAACACAAAAAATTAAAGATATTACAGAACAATTAAATAAAGATATGCAATTTGAGCAATCTAGAATATCTGACGAAAAGAAACAGCTAGAAGAGCTAGATGCTGCCGTGCAAGCTTTAGAAAATTCTAATGGAGGATTATTCTCTAATAAGAAAAAAAAGCTGGAAGAACTATATAAAAATCAAAAAACTTCTAGAGATCTAATATTAGCAAACATTGAAAAATATAATAGCAATATATCAACTTTCAGAAATAAGGCGAATGAAAAAATCAAAGAGATAGAAAATAAGATAACTGAATTCAGAAATAGAAGTAATGAAAAAGATACGACAACTTTACCCCAAATAGAGCAGTTCTCTAAAAACATTGCAGATGCGCATGGAAGGATTGACATATTAGAAGTAGAAAAGATAGGCTTTACAGATAGCGCTAGAGAACTAGAGGCTGAAGTTGGGCCTGTAAAATATGTAGCAGAAGCAATCGCAGATTTTACTGGGAAAGAATTCGACATATCTCAGGCAGTCAGGATAGTTATTATCATTCTTGTATTGGTATTCGACCCACTCGCCATATTATTGGTGATCGCGGCAAATATTAGTATAGAAAAATATCTACCTAAAAGTCAGCCAGAATACAAACAAGCAAAGGAGCATCTTTATGAAATTAATGCTAAAATCAAATCATCTCAAAAAGAATTAGATTACAATAAAAAAGCCTGCAAATCAATGCAACAAACAATAGAAGATAACCAAAACTGTTTATCAGAATCTGAAGATGAACTAAGATGCATCAAGATTGAAGTAGAAAATAAAAACGAATCACTATCTAATCTTAAAAAAGAAATAAAAAATACCCAATCTATTGAAAAAGAAATAAAGAAATCAATAAAATTGATTGAAGAAGATTTAGTAAATCAAAAAAATCAATATGATGCAGAAATAAAAGAACTTAAATCGCTGCAGCAAAAATTAAAAGAAGATCAAGAGCGATTTAAAGTTGAACGAGGAGATCTAGACAAAGAAAAGAAAGATAAGTTTGATCAAGTTAAAAACGCTAAAAAAATTCTTGAAGAAAAAGAAAAAGATATTAAATTAATATCTAGCGATTTAAATAAAATAAATAAAAATATTGAGCAGAACAAAGTCAAAATACAAAACCAAGATAAAGAAATAGAGCAAAAAGAAGAAATGATTGAAGCTCTTAAAAAATCCTACCAAAAAGCTGTAGATAATTCTAGCGTAATAGATATATTAAAAAATACAAACATAAATGAAATTTGCCAAAAGCAAGAAAAAGGCAAACTACTATCAATAAAAGAAGGCAAAAGGATTCATCAATTTTTGATCCCTGAAAATCATTGCAAATTATCAAATCAATATTTTCATGAAATAGTAAATGAACTTAAAGACGTTAAAAACGAAGACCTTGAGCATGAGTATAAAGTTTCAGTTAAAAAGTTTATAAACTATAACGTTCCAAAATATAATGTCTTGACTACTTAAGTTTAGTATGCTATACTCAACAAGTGAATAAGAAAAAGGTAATAGAAAGACTTGTCTCAAAAGAACTAATTCAAAACTCGAAAGCTTATTTCAAGCAGGTCTCAATACTAAAGAGTTTGCTCAAAGATTATCCAGATGAGTTATTCTGGAGTAATATAAAATTTGACTTTCCGTTGACAAGTCTCTTTTTCTTTAAGACAAAAAAGGGCGGCAATATACTATCCCTTAAATATAAAGATTATACTTCTAGCCAGCAAAAGCAGGACACCTTCTCTTTTTCATGGGGCGAAGATTTCAAAATACAAACTAAGACGAAAAATATTAAGGATTTTTTAAATGAATAATACTCAAGAACAAATAGAACAGTTTTTAAACGATAAAGACAATAAAAAATATCATTTCAATAATTTTGAAGAGCTTAATTATAGAATTCCATCAGGAAGCTTAAATTTAGATATAGCAATGGGCGGAGGCTTGACATCTGGTGCTCATAGATTTACAGGGATAAATGAAGGCGGTAAAACTAGCTGCGCTCTTTCTTTTGCCAAGAACTTTCAAGATCACTTTGGAAAAAAAGCGATGGTTATCGTTGTTAAGTCAGAAGGCAGGTTAAGTCAAGATATCCTAGAAAGAAGTGGTATAGATACAGATCCTAATAGGTTTTTTGTATTTGACTGTAATGTATTCGAGAAAGTCTTTGAGCTCGTCAGGAATCTAGTGATGGAAAATAAAGATGATAGAAGATATATGTTCATTATTGATAGCGTAGATGCGTTATGCAGGATCAATGATTTAGATAAAGGTTTCGATGAGCCAGAGCAGGTCGCTGGAGGAGCTTTAATAACTTCTGTTTTTCTTAAAAAAATGGTTCTACCAGTTAGTAAAATGGGCCACTTAATGATCTTAACTAGTCAGGTGAGGGTTGAAGTCTCAACAAACCCCTATGCCTCGAGAGGAGGACCTAAAACAAAACAAGCGGGCGGAAACGCTGTAAAACATTATGCAAATTTCATACTAGAGTTTGAAGAAAGATATACATCTGATATCATGTTTACTAATCCATCTGCAACCAGAATTGAAGATAAGGGAGATCCTATTGGTCATTATTGTAAAATAAGGTTCAGAAAAAGTGTGAATGAAAAAACTGGAGCCCAAGTAAGATATCCAATAAGATACGGAAGGACTGGTGGTAATTCTGTCTGGAAAGAAAAAGAAGCCCTAGATATGATGTTTGTATTTCAGATGGCAATTAAAAAGGGTGCATGGATATCGTTCTCAGAAGACTTAATCGCAGAACTTGAAAGCAATTCAATCGAATACGAAAGTAAGTTTCAAGGAGAACAAAAACTACTGAACTACTTAGAATCCAATCAAGAGCTGTCAAATTTTCTTTACGAAGAATTTAAGAAATTTAGTAATGCGATTTAAGACATTATTCGGTGTCCTTAAAAGAGTACCTAAAGCTCATAAATATAAAATTAATTGGACAGGCTCAAGCAGAAGCAAGATACAATTTTCTGTAAAAAAGATTCTTCAAGAACTATGGGAAGAGCATGTAGTATTTGAAGAGTTTCCTGTGGTTGGCTCTAAAATGACTTTAGATTTCTATAATGCTACAAAAAAAATTGCAATAGAAGTTCAAGGTAAACAGCATACTAAATATACCCCCTTCTTTCATGGAAAGAATAAAATAAATTACATCTCTCAGCTAAGGCGGGATCATCAAAAAAGAGAGTTTTGTGAAAAAAATAATATCAAGCTAGTAGAGATATACTATAATGACGAAATCTCAAAAAGCAGTATTTCTAGTGTAATTAAAGATAATGAGTGAAGAAATTAATCCAGACTCTCTTCCTGAGTTTTCTATGCCAAGTAATTTGCTTAGTAAAATATACGAATTCTCGGGCTCTTCTGAAGAAAACAAAGGTTTCATTTTAATCTTTGCAGATCAATCAGGTACTCCACAAATAATATCTCAATCCTGCTCTCCCGTTATAGATATGGGTTTAAGAAAAGCTGCGGAAGACTACCTCGAGGAGTGCTCTTTATTGACGAGGCCTGATATAAATCCAGGGGAGTAAAAAGTTAATTACTTGACAAAAAAGCCCTAAGCTGGTATATTTATACCATATGATATATTCTTACGAATGCGAACAACAACTTTTAGCTGGGTTAATTAAATTCCCAGGGGCTTACGCTGAAATCGCACCATTTATATCTGATGAAGATTTCTTTGATCTGTCTAGTCAGGTAAATAAAACAATCTTTTGCGTTTTAAGGCAGGCCTTGTCTTCTGGAGAAAAGATAGACGAGGTAATTTTAGCAGAAAGAGTAAATTCCCTAGGCATCTCTTTTGAAGATAATTTAAACATATTTGACTACATCAAATCTCTTTCCATGAGAAGAGTATCTGAAGACTCCTTAATGGTGTCTGCAAAAGAATTAAAAAAATTAACCGTCAAAAGAACACTGTGCAGTGCATCTTCTGAAATGGCTAAAAAAATACAAGAACTACCAAACACCGCAACATATTCAGAAATAGTCGAAACTGCAGATGAAATTTATAATAAAAAAATAGATCTATTCCAAGAAGGCGATGATCTTCCAAGCAATATATTTGAAGACATGGAAGAAGTTATAGAGGAGCGTGGAGAAAACCCAGTTGAAGAATACGGCTTCTTAGGTCCGCATAAAACAATAAATAATCTATATGGCTCGCTCCTAAGGCCAGGCAACATAACAGTTATTGTGGCGCGTTCTGGAGTGGGTAAAACTCAATTCTGCATGGACTTCTGCACTAAAACATCTATGTCATATGAAAACGCGCCAGTATTACACTTTGACAACGGAGAAATGAGCAGGGAAGAAATCATGAATAGGCAATGCGCAGCAATATCAGGCGTACAGTTGCATTTAATTGAAACAGGAAAATGGCGCAGAGCAGGAGAAGAAACTGTTCTAAAAATGAGACGAGCCCTTAAGCAGGTGAAAGACATGAAGTTTTACTATTACAATGTCGGGGGAATGTCCGTAGACAACATGATTAATGTGGTTAAGAGGTTTTATTATTCCAAAGTCGGAAGAGGCAACAGAATGATTCTAAGCTTCGATTATATCAAAACTACATTCGAAAATTTTAACACAAAAACCGAGTGGCAAGTCGTAGGAGAAATGGTAGATAAGTTTAAAAGGTTAGTTCAAAAGGAAATCGTTTACGAAGGAGAACCTATGATTGCAATGATGACAAGTGTGCAGAGTAATAGGTCAGGAATCGTTGGTAGTAGAAATTCGGATTCTGTAGTTGATGATGAAAGCATAGTTTCTCTCAGTGATAGAATTATTCAATTCTCTTCTCACCTTTTAAGTTTAAGGCAAAAAACTTTAGATGAACTACAAAACGAGCCAACTGATTTCGGAACCCATAGATTAACATGCATAAAGCATAGGCATCTTGGTCCAGATGTCTACAGGGCGTTAAGTCCTGTGGAGATGCCAGATGGTTCAAGGAGAAAAAATTCAATCAACTTAGAGATTAATAATTTTAATGTGACAGACAAAGGGGATCTTAAGGATCTT